TTTGCCAACGCTGAGGTGCAGCGACGGCGTGTAGAGATTGACACCCTCAAGTGGACCTTTGCACGGATGCAGCCTCGTGGTGTCAGGCACAAGAAGGAAGACGTGGACAATGGTGAGATCACGCTGAGCTGGGGTGGCGGAGAAGAACAGGTAGTCGACCAAGCACAGGCTCAGGCTGCCGCAACGGTGCTCAAGCTAGTGCCAAGCAAGGATAAGTAACTGATGGGGTCGAGCGTTGCTGAACTAATGCCAGCGGAACGCCCGGCATGGCTCCAGCGAGCTATGGACCCATCGATGCCGACTACGGAAGCTAACGAAACTGTGCGTACATCATCGAGCTACAGCACAGAGCTTGGCGGTGAAGTGTTGTTCCCAACGATCAGGATGGATGAACAGGGACAGCTCGTAAGGTTCGATGATTGGCGAGAAGCTTATCGCGCCTCGATGGAGGCAAAGGATTACATTCTTATCCCTGGTCCAGCTAACGAAGCGACCGGGAAGAAGGCAACGGCTCTGTCTAAGTATATCAGCGACGTGTTGATCTCAGGTTCCAGAGCCCCTGATGACGGCACGCTTATAATGAAGGATCGCTAGATGCCAATGGTGAAGGGTAAGAAGTATCCATACACAGCTAAGGGTAAGGCTGCTGCGAAGAAGGCAGCGAGCAAGCCGGTGAAGAAGAAGTAGGTGGTGGTGTGGTGTGTGGTGTCATGGGTGAGTGACACGCAGCCAAGGCATAGCGTCTCGCGCACGATAGCCTGACTGTCGAGGCTGGCAACCAAGGCATACCCCCAAAGCTTTTTGATTTCTGTTTCCCGTTTGTTTCCCGATTGGCTGAACGTCAAGGGTACTGCGTGGCGCAGCCTGGTGATGGAAGTGACTACGTTGGCTGGCGTGTGTGCCTTTTTCCTACGGCGACCCCCCATACCCCCCAGAAACCGCCCGCACTTTCTATAAGGTATACACTCTCCCATCATGGAGCCTCACATTGTTCTACCACGCCTACACGTCTGAGCTAATCGACGGAGCGCATAGTCTTGTGCTTGTTTTGGAGGGCTTTGGGAGCGCCGTAGAGGCCCAGGCGTGGCTGTCTGAGGTGATGGCTGAGTATGGTGCTGACAGGATAGGCCACACGCAGCCAGAAGGAGTCGTGCATTGAGTGATGATATTCCGGTATGTGCGGATTGCGGTGACGTAGTTTGCGCTGATTGTGGTGATCACACGGTTGATTGCCAGTGTGGTGAGGAGCTTTTGATTGCCAAGCTGAAGCGTGGCTGTGTTGACTGAGATTGTCAGTCTAGTGGCGTCTATCGCTCACCGTTTACGTTGAACAGTGATTCAAATGTTGGCCCATGCTGTGGAGTGGCATGGTTAACTTTCATATCAAAGCTTTCCATCTCATTAAGGAATGTATCGATAGTTTTTTCTTCGCTCAGATCTGAAAGCGCAAAACATAGTTTTGCAAAAAGGCTTTCGCGTTTTTCTTCTTCGAAGTCATCTGACTCAAGATAATCCGTATCAAGCTCGTTATTAACTAAGATATCAATCAGCTCATCCTTGCTGACCGATAGGGGGATTTCAAAAGTTTTTTCTAGTTTGAGAGTGACGCTATAAACGATTTTCTCATCAGCCATTAGTAAACTCCTGTCATTCAAATGAAACTTATAGAGGCCATTTATTATTATACTTACATTATGGTTACGGTAATGCAATATGACTGAGATTGTCATTCCGTACACGCCGCGGCCTTTGCAGGCGCATTTGCATGAGCAGCTCAACATCCATCGTTGGGCTGTTGTTGTTTGTCACAGGCGGTTCGGCAAGACGGTAGCGGCGATTAACCATTTGCTCAGGCACGCTATCTTGTGTCAGGAGCCCAATGCCAGGGTTGCTTATATAGCGCCGACATACAGACAGGCCAAATCGGTCGCATGGGATTATTTGAAGCAGTTTGCTGGCAAGATACCGGGGGCAAGGTTTCACGAGACTGAGCTTCGTTGTGACCTGCCGAACGGATCACGGATACAGCTTTTAGGCGCTGAGACGCCTGACTCACTTCGAGGTATCTACCTTGATTACGCTTGTATGGATGAAGTCGCGGACATGCCGGAGACTTTGTTTCCTGAGATCATCCGCCCAGCTTTGTCAGATCGCAAAGGTTCCGCGCTGTTTATAGGGACACCGCGGGGTCACAACGCTTTCTTTGATTTGTATGAGGCTGCAAAGAACGACAAGGATTGGTTTACCGCTGTTTTCAAGGCCAGCGAGACTGGCATCGTTGATATGGAAGAGCTCGAAGCAGCTAAGACGATGATGTCTCAGGACCAGTTTGATCAGGAGTTTGAATGCTCCTGGGTCGCTAATGTGCCAGGAGCTATTTATGGCAAAGAAATGCAAAAGGCTTTGGAAGAAGGCCGCATCACGGATGTCCCGGTTGATCCTGGGCACCGTGTCGACACTCACTGGGATCTGGGTATCGGCGACAGCACGTCCATTTGGTTTACTCAAAGTCTGCGAGGAGGCCGCGTTAACGTTGTTGATTACTATGAAGCGCGCAATGAGGGCTTGCCTCACTATTGCGAGGTGCTTTCACGCAAGGGTTATTTGTATGGCGATCACAATGCGCCTCACGATATCGAGGTGCGGGAATTGGGTACGGGTAAAAGTCGCCGCGAAATTGCGTGGGATTTGGGGCTAAACTTCAGGGTCGTGCCTAAACTACCCATCGAGGACGGCATACATGCCGCCCAACTGATCATAAGTAAGTGTTGGTTCGATGCGGCTAATTGCAAGCACGGTATCGAGGCGCTGAGGCATTACCACCGTGCCTACAATCCAAAGACACGCGCCTTTAGATTGTCGCCGGTCCATGACTGGTCGAGCCACTCGGCGGATGCTTTTAGGTATTTGTCTATCGGAATTAAAGAAATGAACGATTTTAAAAACGCGCCGCAGGCGTTTGCGGATAGCTCGTACAATCCGCTCAGCCAGCAGAGTTTTGGAGCCTAATAATGTTTGGTAGCCCAGCAACACCGCCACCTCCTCCTCCGCCGCCACCGCCACCAGCCATTCAACCGGCTGATCCCTACATGGAGGAAGAGCTTCGCAAGAAGGAGTCCAAACGATTTGGTCGCAAGGATACCATTGTGACTGGACCTCAAGGTTTGCTGGGCGATGAAGAGACGATGAAGCCATCCCTTTTAGCTGATTATGGCAATGACAAATGAGTTTTGGTCCCGGCGGAAGTGGTGGTGGTGGTCAAACCGATAATAGACAGCGCTATGAAGTAGTCCGCAAAGAAAGCGCGCCAGGAGCTGAAGATTGGTTTGATGCAGTACCCGACGCTGCTGGCTACGAAAATCTACAGTGGAACAAACGCACTGATTATGACGATGACGACAACCTTTCAGAGTCATTTTATCAGCTAGGTGTCAAACCAAGCGACGAAGACAAATACCTTTATGATTCCAGCGGAGAGATGGACTGGGAATACGACGAGCAGGCGTATTACAAGGATTTGTACGACAACGAAACGGAGTTCGGCCAAGGTTACTTCATTGATATGATCGAGGGTGAATCGGACGAAGAGGGGAATTATGGGCCTAACAGCTATTTCCTGTCCCAGAAAGAGGGCTATGAAGCACTCAACCCTACATATACGTCCTATGATCCCGTCGACCCTACAGACCCGGATCCAGACCCGGATCCAGACCCGGATCCAGACCCAGACCCGGATCCAGACCCTGTTGATCCAGTTGATCCAGACCCTGTTGATCCAGTTGATCCAGTTGATCCAGATCCTGTTGATCCAGTTGATCCAAAGCCAAAGCCAAAGCCAAAGCCGAAGCCAAAACCGAAGCCAGTAACAAAGCCTGGCGACCCTCCCCCTGATCCGCCGGAGCCAGAAGAACCTAAGAAGGTTGATCCGCCTGGCAGCCCGACAAATCCAATCACGCCGCGCTCGCCATACGTTGGCCTCGAAGAGGATGACGAAGAGCGAGGCCGTCC